AGAATTCTGAATATGTTGCAGAAAGTGTTGATAGAAGTATAGAATATTCCAAATATCTTGCTGAGAAAGTTGATCAGAATATACAATATTCTGAATACATAGGTGAAAATTTAGAAAAAGGAATAGCTTATAGCGAATATCTAGGTGAGAATTTAGAAAAAGGAATAGCTTATACCGAGTATCTTGCAGAAAATTTAAATAATGGAATTAAAAAGACTGAAGCATTAGATGAGACAGTTAATAAAAATATACAATATGCTAATTATTTAGCAGAAAATGTTAACAAAGGTTTGGATTATTCCGAATATATTTCAGAGAGATTAACAAAATCTATTTCATATACTGAATATATAAGTGAAAGTATAAATACTAACACTATGAAACCAAGTGAAACATTAAGAGAAGGCGTAGAACTTTCATCTGAAGCAGGATTAAACGAATCTGGTTTTGGTGGAGATTATACAGATCTTACAAGTAAAATAGATAATTTGATAGAATCAGTTAAAACACAAAAAACTGAATCAGATATAAATGAAGCTTCTAATAAAATGAAGCAAGTAGCCAATACACAAGAGGCTAAAGAAGAAGAAGTTCTTAACGAAAAGGAAAACACTAATAAAACTGGACTTAAGTTTATAGACGAAATTCCTGAAGATTATGCTAAAGTATGGGAATCACTTACAGATGGTCACAAGCAATCAATTATTGCTCAAAGCCACACCTGGAATTTAGATACACCATACCAGATCAGAAACTTCTGGTCAACACGTCAACTTGGAACAGCTCCAATAGGGGTTCAAAAATTAGACGAGAATGAAAACACGGAAATATCCAATACACCAACATTAGGTTATAGCAACGATTATATGGCTGCTATCGCTTCAGCATTGGATAAAAAATTCCAAATAAGATAAAAAAATTAATTAAATCATGAAATTGATTAACGAACAAGAAATCTACGATACCTGGTCACCGCTTATTGAAAGCAAAGCTGGTATTACAGACGAAAATAAAAAAGTATGGTTGACTAAATATTGTCATTACCATTCATTAAACGAATCTGCCGGAGCTTATAATTCATTAGGAGTTGTAAACGGTATGGGTAACGTTGCTGCACCGGTATATCCTACTGGTAATGCTAATACTGCATTTTACAATACAGGAAATCAAGGTTCAGGAGATAAATTCCCTTCATTATTGCCTTTAGCTATACAAGTAGCTGCTAAGACAATCGGGTTTGATATCGTACCTGTTATACCTATGTCAGGACCAACAGGTATCTTATCTTACTTAGATTATGTATACGCTGGTGGTAAAATTGGAGCTGCTTCTGCATCTACTGCTGCTGATCAGTTAGCTTCTGCACCTTCTATGATTAAATTCCCAGTTGAGGTAGCAGGAATTACAGGTGGTACTGGCGCTAGCGCTACTACTTTTACTGTTGGTACTACTTACACTGTTAATACTACTTTAGAATTAACATTCATCGGATTATCAAGAATAGATGGATTCCCTATATTTAAAGTAACTGCAATAGCACAAGGTAGCAATATCTCTACTTATTTCAACGGTACTTCTTATCAGGTTGGAACTAGCGGATTCTATACAGTGGGAACAGCAGGTTCTGCACAATTAGTTAAAGCTTTGCAAGATCATATTCAAGGATATGTTGGAGCTGGTTCTACTAATAGTGATGCTTGGCAAGGTCCTTATGTAGATGGTACTAAAACGTACAACCCTATGTTAAGAGGAACTGGTGAGTCTACTTACTATAACTCAATGGGTCTTTCAACTTTCACTAAATTCGTTGAAGCTGAAACTTTCCAAGTAGCTGCTGCAGTTACAACTGAGCAAATTCAGGATCTTAACAAACAATTCGGTATCGACGTTATCTCAATGATCGAAAACGCATTGGTTAATGAAGTTTCTCAGGCTATTAACAAACACATACTTTCAAGAGCATTTGCTCTAGGATGGTCAAATCACTTACAATTTAGCTTAGTTGAAAGTCAAAACCTTAACCTTAACTTAGTGTTAAGTGGTGCTGCTGGTACAACTTTAGCGTATGTGAAAAAAGACGACACTGCATCAACTATGGTAATCCCTGCTGGTCCAGTATCAGGAGGATATGAAAACTTATCAACTCTACAAAGAAGATTGTTTTCAAGAATACTTGCAGGTGCTAATGTAGTTGCAAATAGAGGTAGAAGAGGACCTGCTAACTTCATCGTTACTAACGCTGCTTTAGCTAGTGCACTTCAAGATATTTCTCAGTTCACTTTTGCTCCATTCTCTAATACTTTAACTCAAAATAATGGTACTTTATACCCTGTAGGTTCACTTGCTGGTATGACCGTTTATGTAGATCAGAACATGAACTACAACGATACCAGAATCTTGATCGGTAGAAAAGGTGGTGACGATGAGCCAGGTATTAAATTCATGCCTTACATGATGGCAGAAAGCATTCAGACAATCTCTGAAGGTACTATGTCACCTAAAATCGCGGTAAAATCTAGATATGCTTTAGTTGAAGCTGGATTCTTACCAGAAACTATGTACTTAACATTATTTGTACAAGTACCAGTTGGTGGTTTGGCATAATACTTTAAATAGTTATTTAAAAGTCCTAAGTTTACTTAGGACTTTTTTTTGTTAGATATAAATAAGTTATAACATGTTGATATATACATAGAAAAATATAACAATCATATGATAAATATGCCTTCCTTCTCTGAGTTTCTTGAATACGATTCACTTATAGAGAGTATCGATATTAAATTGGTAGAAGAATTAAAAGAAATTGATATTACTAACCTTGAATATAATATAAACGAAGGTCGAATTGGTAATATATTAAAAAATAAATTATCTAAATTCCTATTAGGATCTTTTTCTGGTATAGGTATGTTAGATCAGGCGGTAAGCATAATATTATCTTTAGAAATAGATCTGGTAAAGAAAGAATATGCACTTGAAGATACTATAGCCAATATAGAAAAAGAGATAAAAGAAACTAGTGATAATGATAGAAAACTTGCATTGCAAAATGAAAAAGTTGCAAAGATAAGAGAATTTGAAGCATTCAACAAAGCACAGGAACTTAAAATTAAGAAATCCAAAAATGTTGCTAAAAAATTAGTGGATGATAATCATAGAAGAAGAGAATATTTGGAGGGATGCTACGCTGAAAACGCGCTTGCACTTGCTGAGGTTGAATATGATTTAGCAAAAGCCCACTCTGAAGATCAGAGTAAACTTAGTAAATATGCAGATAAGGTAAAAACCGCTAGTGCTGAAGTTGATGCATTAGCAAAGGAAATGGAGGAAGAAGTTGATAGTGCAAATAAACGAAAATCCAATCTGGATGATTTTTCAATCAACCCAGAACCTGAGAAGAAATTATTAACCAAAAAAAGAGGTGGTGATATAATTAAAAGGAAAAATGAATTAGAAAAAGAAATATCCGATACTAAAGCTGATATGGAAAGAAAGCTTAATGCATTAGAAGCTAAACTTAAAAGATCAGATAAACCACTTAGTCCTAGATATTTAGAAAATAATAAATTGGATATAATAGAAATGGCTGCAACTCTTGATTATAAAAGAAATCTTTTAGCAACTCTTTCAAGTTTGGGTAAATCCGTTGTTGGGATAGATAAGAATCTAGATAACAAAGATGCTGTATCTAATGCTTTATCTAAAGTAAATGCAAATGCAAACACTGCAAAATCTGCATCTGGACCTCTTTCTAAAGAACTTAAAAATAAGCTTTCATTAGTTGGTATTAATAAATCTGGTAAATTAACTCTTGATACGATTGAACAAATCAGAAAAAAATTAAATTTATAATGACTTTAAAATTTAAGGAATGGTCAGTATTGAACGAATCTGGCATGGAAGATAAAATTAAAGATTGGTTTAGTAGCAATTTTGGTGGGGCTAATAGTAAATTAAATAATCTATTAGGTGAATATAAATCTGCTGAACTTGAATATCTGGATGAATGGGAGAAAATACATGATGCCATAGATAAACTTTCATTAGAAAGATCACAGATCAAAAGCGATCCTGCGGAATTGAAAAAAACCGATAAATTTATACAGAGAAATAATGAATCTCTTGCTGCTGGTGAAAAAGCACATTCTAGAAAGATTGATTATATAATGAATAAGGTTAAGAAAGTTATAGACGAGGACGAAAGACTTAAAAAGTATTGGGAATTAAATAAATCTAAACTTGATTCAGAAATAGCAGAGGATATGTATAATAGATCTAAGGATCTAGCAAGTAGCACATTATCTGGTGAATTATATAATAAATATAAAGCAGCTGTATTAAAAGCAAAAGATAGGGATACCGAATTCAAAAAAGAATATGGTGATCTTTTAAGCGGTTCTGATTTTAGATCGGAAAGCTCAGGTACTAATAGAAGTAAAGTAATTGGATCTGCTGGTGAAGTCAGTGGTTATGCTAAAATGAATCTTGGTGATTTTTCTAGAAGCGTTAAAAACATGGATCCTAAACAAATAAAAGATCTAGTTGCTAAATTAGTACAGAATAGAAATGAATTATATACGCAAATGGAAGTAGAGAGAGAAGCTCTTAATGATCTTATTTCTAAAAAAGAAGGTGATGGCGCAACTAAGGAAAGCGCTGCTAATAAGGTTACTGAAATCCGTGCTAAATATATGGATAAAATTAAGGAATTACGTTCAAAAATAACAATAGCAAGAAGAAATGATTAGTTATAAAGATTATAGTAAATTAACGGAGGCATCAGATAATACTAAGTTACAAGAGATTAAACTTAATATTGCTAAAAAATTTGATGATATAACAGAAGCTAAAAAATTAAAAAAACCAGGGGATAGAAATTCCGAAATTCTAAGTGTAGATAAGCAAGCTGCTATATATTTGGAAATTTCTGGATTGATGAAAATGCTTTCCGGAGAGATGAGAAAGCCAACAGTGACTAAGCCGTCTACAGATACATACTAAAAAATAAAAAGACATGAATAAGAATCCACAAATAAACAATCCAGTAGCTAAAAATTTATTAGATAGCTACAATTACGGTAAACTTTTTGAAAACGAATTAGTCGATGCACTATTAAATAAAATAACTGCTAATGCTTTGGAGGTTTTCAAAATACTTATATTTGATATAGCACCAAAAAGGGATAGGAATCCAGAAGCTACCAGAGCCAAATTATCACTTATGGCTAATGCTAAAAATGTAAAAGAATTATCTTCTATATTAACTAATGATACTATGGATGTTGATGTGGTAAATTCTAAATATTCGGAAGCAAAAAGATTATATCAGCTTTCACTTGAGAAGTTTGCAGAAGCTTTAGAAAGAGGAGTAGAGATAAGTAAAGAAAAAGAAGAAGGCATACTCGCATACGCTAAGAATGCGGCACAAAAATTACAAAACTCATTTGACAATAGGGCTAAAGAATATCAAGCTGAATTGGATAGTAAAACACAGAACAGCTCAGAAGAATCTTTCTATTTCAGTGACGATATCCTTAATGAAAATGGATTATTTACCGGATATAAAGGTAGAGTCGATTCATTGAGAAAAATGCTAGTAAATTTAATAAGCTCAGCTGAAGGTAAGGATGGTAAAAATGGGTATGGTAGAGATTGGAAGAGAACTTTTCTTGATCTTGATGAGAAAAGAAAAGCATTAGATAACGGAAGAGGCGGATTTGGTGAAAAGGACAAAAGATCACTAGATGAACTTGAAAAACAAGTAGATAAATTTAGACTTGATTTTTTAACTGCATCCAATAAATCTATAGATAATGATTTATTGAAAATTCAAAATGATGAGGAGATCAAAGGATCATATTCGGATGTTACTGATTTAACAACAGAGGCACTCGAACTTAAAACTAGGGCTGATGCACAAAGAAATATTGCAATAGGCGAGATAGGTGATGACCATAAGACGAAGGAAGGTGATTTTATTAAAACCTTATTTCCGCTTAAAAGAGGTGATACCGATGCTGATGATAAAATAAAAGAAAGCGGATTAATAGCAGCTATACAAACAGCTATTGCTAATGGTATTAAATCAGCAGGTACTTTGTTGAGATCTAAAGGAGGTCCTAATGGTAAATATGGTCCTGCTACTACATCTATAATAGCCACTATACAAAAATCTGTAGGTAATAAGAATACTAATGGTAGTTTAGATCAAGCACTATTGGATGATATTATATCATCTGACTGGGTTTCTGAAAAAGATAAAGCAGCCATACAAAAATCTTTGGATATAATAAGAGGTAAAATGCACGAAAGTAATACTGGTGTTATGAAATTTGGTGATTTTCTTAATATAACTATAAACGAATCTAAGATAATAATAAACAATTCAGATTTCGAAAAGGAACTAGCAAACCAATATAAAGATATAACAGGTAATGATATGACACGTGCAGCTTCTAATAAAATAGGGGACAATGAGGGTGACGATATTACAGGATCTGCAGGGAAAGAAGTAGATAAACTTGCTTCTTCTCTTAGAAAAAATTATAATTTAAAAGTTGAGGGTAGTGACTTTATCAGAAATGATGGATCATTAAAACCTGCATATGATACTAAATTCATAAAAGCATGGAATTCAGCTTTAGCTGCTACCGCAGAAAACCCAAAAGATTATTCATATTTCTTTTTTAATAACGGTTTATATAATATCAATCTTGCTAGCACATCATTAAAGTTTCCTTGTAACTGGGAAAGATTTGAAAAACTGGATGAAAGTGATGATCCATTAGTATTTTTTAATAACTATCTTAAAGGGTGGGCAACTTTTGGTATGATCAGACCAGCTGAAAGATATAACGGAATAAATTCCATATTGGGAATGAAGGATAAATTAAAATTGCCTGGAGTATACAATAAGATGGATTTAACTATAGTTAATAAGGTAACACCGTTTATAAAATTTGATGATTTAAAAGGTGGTATTAAAGAAGCATTCAGAATACTTACCGATGATGATGATTGGGGAGGAAATGAATTTGTAGCATTTAATAATTTATTGGTTTCTGTTGCTAATGCTATATCATTTGATGGTGAAAAATTTATAAGCTGTTTAAAATGGCTAAATGACGATGAGCTTAAATACAAAACAGAAAAAATAGCTAGTGATTCCATAATTACTAGTACATCCTCCGATACTGGTAAGGTCGTACTCGGTTTTGCTGGTAGCAAAATAATAAATAATACAGTAGCTTCGTACGAGAATATAGAAATAAAAAGAGGTTTAAAATCTCATAAGGATGTTAGCAGTTTGGATCCATTTCTTAATTACGGAGGTAATAGGGGACAAAGAAAAGCATTATGTAAAAATTGTGAATATATTGGGTCCGAGATATATCCAGGAATCAAAGTACATTTACAAAGAATGAACATGGTGAAATTTTCAGATTTCCCTAATGACAGTAAAGGGTTTAAGTGTAAGGAGATTAAATAAATATTAATATAGTTTAAAAAAGAGGACATCGTCCTCTTTTTTTTGTGTATGGTGAAATAAATATATTTGTTAATACTATAATGTATATGATTTATGTATTCGAAGGACCAAGAAATTCGGGGAAAACTTATCTTTCCCAAAAAATATCGGAAAATATAGACGATTTGTCTAGATTTCAATTCGATTTTGTTAATTATTTCGATCTATTGAGATTAACAAGTAAGGATAATACCGAGGCCCATTCTTTTGCTATGGGTAAAGAACTCATGATTATGCAGATTGCCAGAGATTTGAACGGTAAAAATTGTATAGGTAACTTTATACACGATAGAGGGATTCTAACTGTTCTTGCTTGGGGTTTATCTGAAAATAGAATAACCAAAGCGGAAGTAATTAGGCAAATTGAATTTATAATAAAGAATGATTTATTATCAGACATTCATATTATTTATATTTGTGGAGATAATCCGGATACGCAGGATAGGAACAAGGATCAATGGGATTATGCTGACAATAACGATTTAGAAAAAAATGCATTCGAGTTTGTTATATCTAAATTTAATGAGATTAAACCTAATTGTATACAAAAATTCTATAATAACTTTAAACCAGATTCTCTTGAAAAATTGGAAAATATTATAAGAGAACATATAAAAACAAATTAAAACATGTGCGGAATTTTATTAACAACGGCAGTAAATAATAAGGATGTCTTTGATTCTATTAAACATAGGGGTATAGAATCATCATCGGAAACATTCGGTAGTGTAACATTATGCCATCATAGATTACCCATACAAACTTCTGATGGTGATGATTGGAGTCAACCCATAGAGATATCCGACGGTATTTATTTGATGTTTAATGGTGAGATATTTAATTATGATACTGAATTATTTTCATCTGATACAGAATATCTATGTAATCTGTTTTCTGGATATAGCAAAAATAGTTTAGAATTTTTTAGTGCTATGTATATCCCACATATTATAGGATGGGACGGGTTTTGGGCAATTGTAATATACGATACGAAAACTCAGGATGTTTTAGCATTTACCGATCCTCTTGGAAAGAAATGTTTATATAAAAATGAGCTAGGCGAGATATGTTCAGAGATAAAAGGTTTATATACACCAAAATCTATTATGGACGAAAAATATATTAGTGTAATTAGAAAATGGGGATATAATAAGGATAACAGAACACCATATGAAAATATAAAAAGATTATTACCTAATAACATATATTCGTATAATATGGCATCGCCTATGTTTGATCATATATATTATGAATATTACGTAGTTTGGAATTCGCCTATACCTGAATTAGTTAATGCTGATTACGAAACCCATATGAATTGGCTTTGGGATAAGATGGTAGAAAGCGTAGAAAATAGATTGGTTTCTAAAAATTACCCAATTTCAATTTTAGTATCAGGAGGACTCGATTCATCTATAATAGCTGCTATACTTAAGGGTAATAATTCAGACGTAACTTGGTTTAGTATAGAGAACGGAGAGACCCCATTTATTAATGATTTAAGCGCTTATTTAGACACACCCGTAAAATTTCTAAGCTATTCTATGGATAGTAGTAAAAATGCTCTTATATATGCTAAATGGAATGAAAGCCCGATTGATTTGGGATCTGTCATACCGCAATACCATTTATTTGAAGCTATTCGTAAACATAGTGATTTTAGAATAGTTATTAGCGGAGATGGAGCAGATGAATTATTTGGTGGGTATTCGAGGATACATGAATACGATTCACAAAAATCAGATATATTTGAAGAATTAACATTTTATCATTTACCTAGACTTGATAAGATGTCAATGGCTCATACCTTGGAATTAAGATCACCTTTTCTTAATTTGGATATAGTTAGATTTGCTATGCATCTTCCTATAGAATGGAGAACCGATAAAAAGATATTGAAAGATACATTCGAGTCTATATTACCCGCTTCTATTTTGGACAGGAAAAAAGAAGCTTTAAAGAATCCGGAGATAAAGGATGATAAATTAGCATACAGACAAAAAGCAATAGAACTCTTTTTATCCAGAGCATAATATTTCTATTTTAGTTAGATATATAGCTTAAATAAACTATAGAAATGACAAAATTGGATACATTCGAAACTTTTTCATACAATAGAGAAGCGATCGATGAGGATTTTAATGTACTTGACCTATTAGGAAAAGCATTTTCTACATTGGGCGAAGGTGTAATAAAAACTATAAAGCAAAAATTCCTAGCATACATATTAGAAAAATTTGGCATAAAAGAGGAATCAATTATGTCAACTATGTTACAGCAAGCATTTGACTCTATACCACTTGCAGATTGGCCATCCATAATATCAGGAGATGATATTAATCTTGAATATTTTGCTCCTGTATTAGCAGCATCTATACAAGGAACGATAGAAAGAAAAGGATTTGATGGAATTGCAACATCGATAGGTATAGAACCTAGAGGATTAATATATACAACACTTGTTAATTCATTAGTTGGCGAATTGGGCAAAAAGAAAATAGAAAAAGCTATAATGGTTGCATTTAGTGATATATCTAAAGGTGCAAAAATAATGGATAAATTACCACCAGAGGACAAAGATGCAGTAAGTAGTGCGGTAAAGGATCAAATATCAAAAACATCGGGAGCAAACGTTAAATCAGATCAACCTGATATGATTTCTAATTTTTTGAGCGGATTTACTAAAAGTTCTTAATAAATAAAATAAATAGATTACTATGAATCAACACGATGTAGCAAAAAGAGAATTATTAGATTATAGTGAATTTTTAAAAAAAGTTCACGATGATACATATAAACCATTTTCAGCAGAAAATCAAACAGACCAATCAGAAAAAACTGGTTTATCGAAAATAAAAAGAGAACAAGCATACGACTTTGTTGGATACGCAGATTCTGTATTTGCTGGTAAATCAAAAATCGATACACCTGCATTAGTAGTACCCGGAGACAGTGGTACTGTATTCGATATGGATACTAATGAAAGCAAAGTAGAATTGGAGTTCATAAAGAAATTAGAAGAATTCTAAAAAAATATAATATACATAAAAAAAGAGAGCATATGCTCTCTTTTTTTATGTTACTGATTCTATAAATTTTTCTTTTGCTAATTTATAAATTTCTGAATGCTCATCAAAATTTTCATAAATTTCTATTACGTGTAAATCAGGGGATATATTTTCTTCTTTAAAATTTTCTAGTAATTCGTGATATATGAATTCGTAGCATAAAGAGAATCTTTGATTTTTTGAATTGATTTTTTTGAGTATACATATACTCTTATCACCATTCGTTGTTTTTAGCGTCATTGATCCCTGCCAATAATACGATATGATTCCATCTGTTATCATATTTCTGATAATTAGTATACCCGAATTACTTTTAATCGTATTCTCGTTACTTTTTGGTGGGGGTATTCTAAATATCTTTATTTTTTCTTCTTCCGTTTTAAGTATTTCCAAAAAGATCTCTGAATATCTATAAAGTGTTTCTAATGATGATTCAATAGTATCAATTACTGTTGATTTATCGTTATTACTTAACATATTAAAATTGAAATTTTTAATATATTTTTTATCCTTAATTGTTAAACCTGGCTCATCAATATTTAATGATTTGTGTTTCTTGAAATAATTTAGGGATCTTATTATTTTTGATACAGATTTTAATATCGAATAGCAATTTTCGGGTTTTAAATTTTTACTTATATGCTTTAGATAATTTAGAAGTATATATTCTTTATGTTCTTGATCGAATGGTTCTTCTATAAACCATGTATGATTTATCTTTTTCATTTTGTATTTTTAATAATGGTATATATATACCTACAATCAAAAAATTAAAGTGATATATAATAAAAATAAACTTAGATAATGAATAAGATATATGACTATTTAGCATTTAATGATTCAAAGAATCCTTCAAATACTGGAGATTATACTTTTGGTATGGAAGTAAAATATGTTGATATAGATATACATAATAAACCTGAAGAATATACAGATATAAATGATGCTAAAGCTTTTATACAATATACTGTAAATTTCATAATAAAAAAAGCTGGAATAGATTCTATAGATTTTGTGATTAATTCAATCGAATTTGAATTTGAAGTTGACGATTCACCAAATGCTCCCAAAGAATTTGATATGGACTTAGTTCCAGGAAAAACTATAGATTTTGGACAGATCCAAATAGAAAAGGGTGATTCGTGTATACCTACATATCCTACCAAATTGGAAATAGATATGAATAAATCTACAGAGCCTAGCAATTTTGATGTCATTGTGCATTTTAATAAATAAAAATTAAATAAAAATGAAGATTTTAAAGTTTCCAAATTTTATAATGAACGAAAGTGCACCTCTAATATATGATGAAATTACGGGAGTTAAAAAAGTAATGGGCGATTTATATGAAATTACTGCGGAGGATTTTATAGATTCTGAGGGAACACCACCATTCGGTGTAATATTAGTAACTAAGGATATACAGAAAAGTATATGTCTAAGTTTCTTTGATTTTAAGGGTAAGCAAAAAACTGAGTTATGGATACCAAAGGAGGCTATAGATATAGAGAAAAAACAAAACGATTATATCATTACAATAGATCCTGATAAAGAATGGTTTTCTAAAGATGCTAATATGAACTTAGTTGATGATTTTATAGAGGATCTATATGATTGCAAGATGCGTGATAAGTTATATGATTCATCTGCAATAAATACAGTAAAAGAGGACGTTATTAGCATAATGGATATACTTGATATAGAATGCAATATAAGGGATATAAAAAAGATATCAGATAATAATGAATACGAGGTAACTTTAGATAATGATATTTTCATAGAGATAAAAAAAAGAAATTCTAATGATCTTATTGGAGAATTTAAATTTTATGTTACTGAATCATCTTCCCATCCGTCATTTGAAATAAAAAGTATGTCTGATAAGATACTATTATCTTTTTATCTTGATGATGCCTATACAACTGAGGAGGAATCGGATATAAGCAATATAAATAAAGATCCCAAATTAAATTATCTTCTAAAAAAATCATTAAATCTTTCTACCAATACGGACAAGGAAAGACTTTATGATTACTTCTGTGATTATATCAAATCTAACAATTGGGTACATAATAATGAAATTGATGCTAAAACAGAGGCTTTATATAAGGAAAGATCTAAAAAACTGAAAGAATTGAAAAAAATCATATCCAGTTTTGTATCTAGCGAAAAAATAGAAAAAGTATATCCTAGTAATATTTAAATATTTAATGAAACAAAACACCTATTGTTATTCTATAAAAGAGTAACGAGATGGTGTTTTTACTTTCTTATATATTATTAATCTAATGTGGAAAATAAAAAACATATTCTCTTTTAATCCATTAAAAACCAAAAATAAAGCTATGAATCCTGATACTGCAATGTCTCCAGAAGAAAAAATAGAACTAGAAACTAAATATAAAGCTATGGAATTCCAATGGATCAAGGGTGATGATCAGGGAATGACTGAAACTTTTTATGAATTGATAATTAATGATGAAGATGTTTTTTTATCCTTTAATAGCGGTAAAAGAATGAATTCTGATTTATTAACTGAATATATGATATATTATCCGCTACCTATAAATATAGAAAGTGTAGACCAGATTCAATATTCTAGACCTACTAATGTTACTTCTGTTGTAATTTCAGAGAAACCGAATCCAGTAGAATCCCCGATATATAAATTACTGAAAAAACAAAAAAAGAACCAAGTTGATGTTTCCATCAAATTAAAATTGAATTTACCATCTAAGGATCTTTATAATATATTAGCATCTTCATTTGATGATGCAGAAAAAGAAATAATAGATTTCGTTTTATCCGATATTGATATTGATGATATCAAAGCTGCACTAGCCGAATCGATCAAGAAATCATATTATATTAATGATAAGACTGAAGCAAAAGCTCCTGTTGTTAAAAAAGAAAAAATTAAAGATGTATAAAGATAAAATTGTAACAGAAACCCCTAAATTTAATTTAATAGAAAGGGAAAATAAAATGGGAATAGTTTCTACTGTTGAAACAGTAATGTTATTGCCTTTTATTAGCGATGATAAAGGTTTGCCATTAATGATTGGGGTTTTAAGAGAAAGAAATTTTTTTAGAGAAGGCGGATATGCACAAAGTTTAATAACAGGAACTTGCGAGGATAATGATGATTATTTAAAAACCGCTAAGAGAGAATTAAAAGAGGAATCTGGTTATGATGTAGATGACAACGATAAGTGGTATTTCTTAGGTACTGTAACTGGTAATAAATTCGTAGATAAGGAATATTCATGTTTCGGTATAGATGTTACCGGTATAGAGCCAAGTAAACCTATTACTGATGGTTCTGAGCAAGAAGAAGCATCAAAATTTCATTTTATTGCTGCTAATGATGTAGTTAAAGCTAAGGATGTATTTATACCTGCACTATTCCTTAAATTGTTTAAATTTGTAGTCGGCATGGATTTATACAATAGAGACGATTCAACCTTTGGCAAAGAAAAAGGATTTACTGGAGAAATTTAATTTTTAATAGATATGAGCAATAGAAAAGAAAGAAGATTGATGCTTAAGCAATTAGGTATTTTAAATCTTAATAAAAAAAAACCAAGCGATGTTGGTGCTAATATAGAAAAGGGTAAAAATTTGCATCGTCAATATTTACAGAATGTAAAGAATGAGGATAATAGAAAAAATTCAGTAGAAAATACAGACAATGCTTCATTTTTTAGCGAAAATATTGATGATAAATATTCATCTTTTCAATCATTGTTAATGAAAAAAAATTGGGACGAACCCGAATCCAATACCTAGAATGGAGAAAGTAATTAAAGTAATTTTTTATTTATCTAAATATTCGCCGAAAGAATCTAAAAAAAGATCTCCGGTCGGATCAGATTTTTATATAGTTGATATAACTAAGTTAATAAAGGATCTAGGATATGAATTAGATAATTTAACTAATGAATCTGAGTTCATTATTAACTATACTATTCGAAAGAAAATTACGCAAGGAATATATAGTACAAAGAGTGATGGTATACTCGTGTGCTATAAAAGTTTAAATGATGATTTTGTTGAAAATCTTGAAGATTTTCTTGACGAATCAGAAACTACAATAGAGTATACTATTCATAATCTATAAAAAAAAGATTTTGAGTAATATATGTCAACACTACCCCTAAATCCACAAGGCGGGTCTAATATAAGAGGAACTATAGAAAGAAGGTATCAGGGAGTAATGTCTGATTCAGTAGAACGCAATAGTAATCTAGGATCAGCAAATCCATATAAGGGTCCTACTGCTCGTACTCTTTTTTACGAAGCTGGAAAAAGAACACCTGGTAAATATGGACAATTCTTATTCTATTCTTTAGGTAATAATGATAATAATTTTATAGATTCTTATTATAAATCAGAGAACTCCGCATATAATAGATCTATATCCTCACTAAAATCAAAAAATCCATCTGCTGGATTTTTGATAAGAGATACTGCTGATTCGGAAGCAGTTGATAAATCAAATCAAGGAACTATAACTGGTGGGCTTAGTGGAAATTATGATAAGAACATAATAGGAGGAATAAGTGCTCCGTATTATTGGAAAGATTTTCTATATGCTAGATATTACGGTACTATACCTAATAACTATATGGTGACTCTTCGAAGATTTCCTACTCCTGTATTAGATAATTTAAGTGTGCCTGATGCTATAAAGAATAGTTCGGTTATGCAAAAGGAAGGTGCAGGAAGACCAGTAGCTCAGGCTATTACGTGGTTCGGAGGAAATACAGGTAATAAACTAAATGATTTGATATCATTTACTACTGGATTATCATTTGAACAAAGAACACAAGAACAAACATTGACGCAAAATGCCTTTTCTAAAGGATTTTTTGAAGATCTTCCATATCAATGGATGAGCAAACTGGCAGAACTTGGTACGGGTTATGATCTTGGTGGTAGCTTTGCAACAATAGTAAATGGTATGGCCATAGCTTTTGATGATAAGAATACAACTATAGAAAATGTAAAATATCAAGGCCTTAGAGAATTAGCTAAAGATCCTACTAGAGGTGGGGTAATGAGCGAATATATATGGGTTCCTGTTGATACTATAAGTAAAACGAATATAAGAACTGCTGGATTACCTTTTGAGTGGGGTCCATTATCCATAGTATGCGAATATGATCTAACATCAGTAGGGGAAGTTAATACTAAAGCAGCTATGCTAGATCTATTAGCAAGTTTATTATCGATCGGAACTAATTATGGTAATTTTCTGACACCAGATTTTAGATATAATTCGAATTATCCAGCTCTTGGATTTCCCGGTGGAGATGCAGGATTGGAAGAATTTTATAGGGATCCTATAAGTTTTATGAAAACATACGGAGCTGAATTGACAGATATTGGTAAGAATGCGGTTGCCAGCGGTAACGGTGAAGGTGATAAAAATACGATAGGTGGTGTACTTAATATAGAAAAACCTGAAATGTATAAAGTATCGGATACTACCAAAATAGATTATTCTAACGTTGAAAAAGGCGTGGGTGGTGTATTAAAAATGATGGCTACTACATCATTTCTAGAAAAATATCAAGCTCCTGCTAGCTTTTTAACAGGTGCACCGATAGGAGAATGGCATTTAACTATCGGTAATCCATGTAATCCCATAGCAATGATTGGTAATTTAATATGTAAAGGCGTAAAAATTGAATTTAATGATATATTGGGACCGGATGATTTCCCAACTATGCTAAAGGCAACCTACACGCTGGAGCACGGAAGAGATAGAGAAAGAGGTGAAATAGAAAGTATCTTCAATAGAGGTGACGGTAGATTATATCAATCAGCACAGCCTACATCAACATCACAACAATCTTATAGTGCACATATGGATACAGAAGGCCATAATGTACCAACAACTGCAGCTGCAGGTTTAAGTAATACCGTATATAGCGAGGACGTAAATAATATGATAAAAAGATAATGGGAGTTTTAATAATAGATACTATAAGCAAAAATAAAAGTGTATTTAATCCTGATCCTGGATTAAGTTCTGCAAAATATGGTATATGGGATCTTACTAAATCTTCTGTATATTATTCATCTACACCTATATTTGATGATGTTTTTATAGTTACCGAATACTATCAAATGCGTCCTGATTTAATTGCTGCTATAAAATATGGGGATCATTCTAAAGTTGGATCTTTATTGAAATATAATAATATTAGTAATCCTTTTGCTTTAATGGAAGGTACAGTATTAGCTATGCCCTCTTATAAATCAATAGAGGATCCATTTACGCAAAGAAAAAATAAAAACCAATCTAATCCAATCTCTAATACAAATAGTAACCCAAATGAAGTATTTAAGAAGACCCAGGAGCAGAAACAATTCAAAGTTAGTGACGGTAGAAAAAAATTCTTGGATTCTAAGATTAAGAATCATCCAGTTATGATATTATCTCCAAATATAACACAACCTAATGAAACTACCATACTTAAGAAAGATGGTTTTCTAATATTTGCACCCGATGCAGGTGGAGGAGGATTCAATAAACCAATTTAATAAAATATGAATTCAGATACTACTAAAATTGCTTCTATAGCTCTTAATAATATTAAGCTGGATGAAATGTTTCAGATTGATACATCAGGTGGATCTGATAGCCAAACAGCTAAAGAATGGATGGGTTCAACTGCTGAAAAAGCAACCGGTACAAATAGCCCATTTGTAACAATAAATGGCTATAATATAACCACATATATGTCAAATTTTAATTTGGAGCTTAGTGGTATTTTGCCTGTTGTTAGGTTTTCTTTTAATGCTGGTAATCCTGTTTTTATATCTAATAATTATCCTAAAGATGGTGATATAGTTTCTGTTTATATGAGATCCCCGGGGGATTATTATAAACCATTTAGAATGGATTTTAAAATACTAAATGTATATAGTGATGTATCTAGTAAATATTCACCAGAGGGGGAAGATTCAATCGGTAAATATTTTAAATTTTCAATTGTCGCCGAATGCTTTATTCCTGGTTTATATTCTCCTAGAATAAAATCATTTCCAAAATTAACATCGATGGATGTTTTATTAGAGGTTTCCCAAAATCTGAATCTTGGTTTTTCTACTAACGACAAATCAACTAATGATATCATGACATGGATATGTCCAAATTATTCATATTATGATTTTATACATGAAGTTGTAGCAAGATCATATAAAGATGATGAAAGTAGTTTTTTTGATGTATGGATAGATTCGTATTATAATTTAAATTTTATTAATATGGGATCACAATTTTCATACGAGGGAATAATAAAAGATAAGGTAGTTTATATACCAGGATATACTAACAGAGGACTAAATGTTGATATGAATATACCAGGAGCATCAACACCAGCTAGCGTATCTGCAAATATTCTATTAACAAATAAAGGAGTACCTGGTGAAAGCCCATTTTTGATAAACGGATATACGCTAACATCCAGAGCAGGATCAAATAGCAATAGCATGGGTTATATAACAACCATTGGATTTTATGATGATGTTGCTGAAGTTGATCAGCCATATAGTAAATATATACAATATGACATAGAATCAATAACATCTGATAACGTGAAGCCTGGATCTATGCTACAAAAAGGAAGAGTTAGAAGTAATGATTATAAAGAAGAGACCAGGAAAGAATGGCTTGGTGTATTAAATCGGGATTCTAATGGTAATGGGGTTCATGAAAATTTTCTTCATGCCAAATATCAAAATCTAATAAACCAGAATGATACCACTAAGATGACATTGGAGGTTGAATTAGAAAATTATTTTCCTGGAATAATAAGAGGTCAAATCGTACCAGTAGAAATATATGTTTTTGAGGGAGGAAATCGACAACAAAATGTTGGGAAAATACCAAATAAGGAACCAAATACAGGATTAAGCCCAACACTGGATTTATTTTTATCTGGTAATTATATTGTTATCGGGATTACTGTATACTGGGATCCATCTAGAGGTATAAAACAAAAACTAATATTATCTAAAAGAACGTGGGATGCTAATATATCTGGTGCTACACCAAGAGCATTTCCTATTTCTATAATTAATAGAAAGTACTAAGAATAATATAAAAATAATAAATTGTATGTCATTAGGAGCAACAGATAAACAAAGAAGCTTATTTCTAAAAGGATTTAATCTTTCGAAACAAGGAAATTATGAAGATCCAACATATTTGGGATTTAAAATAGTAGTGGATTTTGGTAGTTTACCTATCAATGCTGATGATGGATTACCTCCAAGCCCACTATTTAAAAAAGGCAGTTATTTTACCGATAAGAATACACTATTTGGTACAAACCCATTTGGACAGGAACAGTATTCACAAAAAAGCTCTGGTAATGATGGTGACGTAGCATATTATTCAGCTATTAGTTACTTAGAACAAAGAGAATTTGATTTTATAAATGGCGGAAAAAGGGCTGATGCTCTTAAACAATTTGGTATTACGTTTAGTGATTTGCTTACTAATTCTCCATGGTTTATACAATCAATAACAGGTCTTGATGAAATGATGAAAGTTCCTAGACCTGGATATCAATCACAGGGAGAAAATGCATATACTGCTTTTAATCCCCAAAGAACAGCTGGAAAAGTATTAGAATTTACGACTCTTGAATCATTAAATTTAAGAATGACTGCACTTGCAGATCTATATAATACTGCAACGTTTGATTATGATAATATGAGAGAATTACTTCCAAGAAATCTTAGAAAATTTACTATGTACATTTTTGTTTCTGAAATTAGAAATTTTTTCAAAACATCAAGATTAATAGGATCATCAACAGCATTAACTGCAATTGATGATTTATCTAGTTTATTAGGTTCTGGTAATAATCCAGGTAGTAATCTCGGAGTAATCGGAGAACAAAATACCGAATTTGGTAAGTCTAATTTCAGTCCATCCAGTGTGTTTAATTCTTTTGTTGGTAATGTTATAAATAAATCGGGAATAGATAGTGATCTTTCATTTTTAAAAAATCAACAGGATACATCAGGTATAAAGCCTATGCTTGTATTCGAGTGTAGAAATTGCGAATTTGATTTTACTGAAAGTACACCATTAAAAGTATCGATAAGCAACGGGAGTTCTACAGCTGATCCGGAAGGACAAAAATTTAAAATTCACGTCGGTAAAGTTAGAATGAGAAATCAGTATCCAAATATAAGAACTGATGGTAAACCATTGATAATCGGTGATGGATGGGATTCTGCTAGAACGTCGGTACAAAAGAATCCTATTAATAGCGATGATATAATTTCATTGGGCGGTGAATTACTTACTAACTTTATAAGTAACTCTGTAAATGATCTAATAAATGAAGGTGTAGCTAGCTTTATCAAACCTAATGTAGCAGGAATTGATAAATTACTTATGGGTAATGTGTATAGTTTTAATCCAAGCGAACTAATGACTAATCTTTCGTATAATAGTGCTCAGAATTTCTTAAATGGCCTTTCTGGTGTAGAAGCAGGATTTAAAAATACTACTTTGCCAAATCCGCAATCTATGGGATTAGGAGGGCCTGCTGAAAGGGTATATCCAGCACCTAAGGGTGATGTATATCCAACTAATCCTGGTAAAGATTTAGGATTGCCTGAAAGAGTATACAAAGCACCGATTGGTGATGTATATCCAACAAATCCAGGTAAAGATCTAGGTATACCTGAACGAATTTATAGTAAACCAGCAGGTGATGTATATCCAACTAATCCTGGACCTGATTTGGGAGTACCTGATAGAATATACTCAGCACCATCGGGTGATGTATATCCAACTAATCCTGGACCTGATTTAGGTGTTCCTAGTAGAGTATATCCAGTACCAGCAGGTGATGTATATCCAACCAATCCTGGACCTGATTTGGGAGTACCTGATAGAATATACCCAGCACCATCGGGTGATGTATATCCAACTAATCCTGGACCTGATTTGGGAGTGCCTGATAGAATATACTCAGTTCCAAGCGGTGATGTATATCCGACTAATCCTGGACCTGATTTAGGAGCACCCGAACGTATTTATAGAGGAATTAATGATAAAGCTTATGATGATAAAACTATACAAAGAGGATCAATAGATTCAGAAAGCGTTTATACAAACGGTGATTTTAATCCATATCCAGTAAATATTGATAATAATTCTATGTATACTAAAGTTTCTAAAATATCTTCTGATGGTGAATTAAGGGATCCAAGTAATACATTCACTCAAAAACCTGAACCTGTATATAAGCCAGTAGAAAATACTATAGATAATAGAGCAAGGAATATGGGAAGGATATATCCTACTACGATTGGTGATTTTATAGCTAAACCTCCAATAGATTTAGGAAACTTAAAACCTGATACTAAGTATAATATAAGTACTGATGGATTTAATTCAGATAAAAATGATTTTGTATAATTATGCCAAGTGAAAAAACATATTTAGGAAGGATAGTAGATATAAAAGATCCTCTTTATCAAGGTAGAGCTAAAATAAGTGTATTCGGTATATTTGATGATATACCAATTGAGGATCTACCATGGGCTGAACAGAATGCTGGACTTGCATTTGGTGCTAATCACGGGGGTGGAAATATATCTATTCCAAGATTAGATGCTGTTGTATCTGTTCATTTCGAGATAGAGAATTATTACAAAATTACATTTGATTATCTTAAGGAAATATCGAATGATCTATTGGAAGAATTGAAATCCGAAAATTCCTATGAGGGTACGCAATCTCTGATATATGATGGGGAAGCTTTACCCGGATTATTAAAGATGCTATATACCAGAAAAAATGGATTAGTATTAAAATTAGGTGATGCTACTATACAATTAGATACACAAAATGGCGGAACCGATAAGGAAAAACTTAGAATCGTTTTAAAAATGAACGGGGATGAGATTAGAATGGAAAAAAACGGGGGAAAACAAAAAGTTATAGTAAATTCATCAAACATAGAACTTGGTGAAGCGGCAATAGAAAAAATAATTAAAGGAAGTACATTCTTAAAATTGTATAATGCGCATACACATCCAACCGGAGTTGGCCCTTCGGGTACACCAATTATACAAATGGTTGATGCTACCCACTTAAGTCAAATATCTAAAACTAAATAACATGTCAGCGGATTGGAATACATTTATATCGAAGGTTAGCCAAAAAATAGAATCGCATACCATAAAATCATCTGATGATATGGCTGATGTTTTGACTGATGAGTATATGTCTGCTATAGTGGGGAAAGCACAAAGCCCATATGGAAATTTACATCAAAAGGGAGATAGAACGATACTAAACAAAACTTTAAAAAAAGGATTTAAAATATTAGAATCGGAAAGAAGCCCAACGCTGGATGAAAAAACTAAAGATCCTAGATATGCTGATTTAGAGGAGCCAATGCCTAATACAGATCCACAAAGTAGTACAGACCAAATAGAATTAGATTTCTTAGCTTGGGCAGAAGATGAAAAAAATGCGATAGCGGATTTTAGATTTTCTCAATTTTTTTCCGAATATCCAAATGTACCAAAAAAAGAAAAAATCGTAGTAACCGAAATAGCTAGAAAATTGTTACATCAATTTGATGGGACATCATCTTATATACAGTGGTTATATTCTCTTAGATACGGTGATTATTCGGATTGGGGGATTTTGATACTTGATGAGATCCAAATTTTATTGAAAAATACCATTTCTAAGGATTTCGTAGTTGGCGAATACGTTAGAGGATATGCAAAATATACTAATATAAGTAATTCTCAAATATCGAAATCTGTATCAGAAACCAATATTGATACTACGATAGGCGTTAAAAAATTTAATAATTTAATAGAGGGTAAATTAGTATCAATTGTGAATAGTGGTAATTCGAATAAATATTTCGTATCTTATTTTGATAAAAAACATAAAAAAACGCTAATTAAGGAAATTACTGATACTAGCATACAGAAAAAAATAAGATTCGTTGATGTAGCAAATAATATACAGTCCATAATAATATCCAAAAAAGTTATACAGGAAGAATATATTTGTGACCCTATTAGAATACCTAAATATTTGACTAGAGATTTTATAATACATTTTACATATGTACCAGAATATAATAGGATTGATGCAACTAATGATAAGCTTAAAAAATTATTAAAAGATGAGTATGCATCGGAAGATGCTATATTGGACGTATTGGATGATACAAATAAGATATATGCAAATAAGGGGATTTTATTATCAGATAGGAATATAAAAAGATTAAAAATTAACAAATACGATACTGAACATACTAGATATAGAGAACTTAGAATGCGTTGGATAAATGAAATGGCGGAAGGATATAAAAAAACCGAGGGTGCCCAGAAAGATCCTGACGGGTATTTTGTTATGGCTGGTGGAATTATAGATTATTGGAAATCTACTATAATTCAGCCATTGAGTTCAACCCCACCGGTATATCCATGTATTATAACATTACCTCAGATGGGCATTTATACACCAATATACTATGGAAGCCAAGCTAGACTTGGTGATTATTTAAGAAGATCTTTTAATAGTGGAAAAAGATTTAAATCCCCGGTTGAAATAAAAATCGCAGCTAAAATAGTTGCTAGTGCTTTAGCATTTTCTTTTGCTATGCATCTATTGGAACTCAAATTTATATATAAAGGTGGAATACCAACAAGTGGTGGACCTGTACCAATGATTGGATTTATACCTCTCGTTTATTAACAATATTCTACTAATTAAAGGAAATAAGTTAATGATATATAGTATAATTATTAATCATTTAAAACAAAAAAAATATGAATGCTGAAACTTTAGAAAATTTCGAGTGGGACCTACCAAATGGCTTAACTTTAAATACTAAAATTAAATCCCCGGAGGGATCTAAAATATATTGCCATGATGAGTATGCGGAAGAACTCGGTAATCTATATTTTACAAATGGAGATCAGACAGACTTCGGATCTAAGGATCTTGTTGATGGTCAAGTGTATGTATGTACTATAATAAGCTTAAAAGAGGATGAAGCTTTAGCCCAAACTGCTTCTGGTCAAACTATTTACATAGATTTGAAAAGGGAAAGAAGGGATGCTGAAAAATTAAACATTACTGGAATTGGATTTATGCCGGGCGAAGAATTAAAAGCCAAGGTAAGAAGAATAAATGGAAATTATAGTGGATCCATTATCGAGTATTATATGCATAATTTAAGAATAGAATTATTCGAAGAAATTAAGAAAGAGAGTAAGGCATATCTAATAAAAATATTAAGCGTTAATAAGGGAGGATACATAGCAGAACTTTCTGGTATTAAATGTTTCCTACCTGGATCTTTAGCTGCTGCTAATAAAATTACTGATTTCGAATCATACATCGGAAAAGAAATGCACGTTATGATAGAAGGATATATCGAAGCTAAGGATATTTTCATAGTTTCGTATAAAAAATATCTTAATAGAATAATGGATACTAAAATACAAGAACTCGATTTAACTAAAAAATATAGAGGATATATTACAGGTACTAGTGATTTTGGTGTTTTTGTTGAATGGGATAGCGTTTATACTGGACTTATACATAAAAGTGAATTTAATGATGCTAATCCTTTGGCAAGTTTATCTCCTGGATTAGAAATAGAGTTCTATGTTAAGGAAATAAAGGACAATAACAGATTAACATTAACTTTAGATAGACCATTGGAGAAAAATATAATTCTACAAGAACTAGAAGCAGGCATATACGATGGAACCATTGAAGAGTTCAGCGCAAAAGTTAAACATAAAAGAAAAAATGGGGCTTTAGTAGAAATAACAAAGCTTGGAATTCTAGCATTAGTACCTCAGGATAAATTGGGAAAAAGAGGAAATGATATTAGAGTTAATGACGATATTACAGTTATACCTTACGAGGTAGATGTAATAGGTGGAAAAATATTCGTTAAAATAGTAGATGCCTGATAATAGAACACATTTTGATAAACTTAATGCTCTCAGCTCTTCCGTTATCGGATTCGAGTTTGAATTTTATACTGATCTTTTAAAAGGCCGGGCTGCTGAGTCATTATCTAGTTTAGTCAAAAAAAAAGTAGTAGTTTCTGAGAAATATCACTCTGATATATTAGTTGATGCCAATAATTTTAAATTGGAACCTGATTATTCAGGTGGTAATAAAATGATGGAATTAATTACTGGTCCTCTTTCATATATGGAGGCTATTCCGATATTGATTAAAATATTAAAATGGATAGACGAAAACGGCTGGACTACAGATAAATGTGCATTTCAATTTTCGGTAAGCTTTGATAAAACCCGCAGAGATGTAAAGGATAAAATAGAAAATCTCGATAAATTGAAATTTATACTTGGCCTTGATGAGGAATTGATATATTCTAAATTTGGGACTAGAGAAAAGAACGTTTATGCTAAATCCATTAAAAAGGTACTTCCTATAAATAGATTTTCTATACTTGAAAATATTACATCGATAGATCCAAAAATGTACAGGGTACCTGAGGATAAGTATTATGGTGTTAATTTCACAAAAATACCAAAGGGCTATATAGAATTTAGATATCTTGGTAATCGTGATTATCAGAAAAAAATAAAGGATATAAGAGAGGTAATAGATTATATCATATTATATTTATATGATCTGTTAAGTCATAGAATATCTGGATATGATAAAAATGATCTAGCAACGTTACAAAAAATGATGGCTAAGTATACTAAGGTAGTTAGATCTTTCAGCGATCCAGCATTCTTTTTTAAAAGCTATCCAGATTTCCATGTTTTTGTCGATTTAAAAGGATTCGAGGAAAATATAAAAACGTATTTTCCGGCTATAAGAGATAAAATTTTTGATCTGATAATAGAAGGCAACATAACGGAAGGGTATTTTAATTATGATACTACTACAGGTAGATATCAGATTAAAGAAGCAAGAAGTAGGGGAGCTTTTAATATCAGTAATGTAGATTTGATCGCATGCGATATAAAAAACGGAACTATAAGAAACTGCAACATATATAATTGCGATATAAAAAAATCATCTATAGATGAATCGTATATTTTTGCCGGAACCACTGTATATTCATCGAAGATAAAAGCTACTATATGTGAATTTACCAATGAGCTTAAAGATTGTTTTATAGATTGTGAAGGAAAAAATATAGATTGTAAAGTTACCGGCGGGGTATTTAGAGCTGGTATGGTTGGTGAAAATTCAGAATTGAGTAAAGAAACATTAATGGTTAAAGGAAAAAGTGAAATGAGAATGACCAGATTTATTACTGATAATAGATTAAAAAATGATAATACCAATTTTCTAGTTCCCAAATTTAGAAATACCAATCAATAAAATATACTGATATGACAGAAAAGGAATTAGTACAAGAAATACAAGATTCGCTATCATTTAGCTGTGCATTGCCATATAACTTGAATCCAACTGAAGTAGAAAGAATCATAAAAAGAGCAAGAAACTGGTTTTATGATAACTACCAATATGCAGTAGAGGATAGAGTATTTATAATAGCAAATGATATATTTAGACATCCGGAGTTTAAAAGAACCAGACAGATAAAATTACCATCTACAATAATAAGTGTATATGATGTTAGAGAAGCAGGTAGTTATGGTATATCTGGTAATCCTGATAGGGATTTTAGTGATTCCAAATTACTAGGATCTGAATTAATGCTTTCCCCTTTTGTCGGGGATAATTTAGTTTATCGTACGGTTATGTATTCATATTTTGACCTAGCAAAAGCATATTTATTGAATACGTTTGCATTTAAATATAACAAAAATACTAAATATCTAACTATACAGGGAAGAGATCCAAGCAGATCCGGAACTGGATCAGCGCAAGGATCAGAGAGTGCTACTATTGGTGGAATGGATGTTTCAGTAAGATGTTTTGTTGCTATAAATGAAGATGCATTATATGATGATGAATTATTTGTTAGATATTGTATAGCCAAATCTAAAATCGCATTAGCTAATATGCTATCTGTGTTTAATTATACTCTTCCTGGTGGGGTTACTATCAATACTGCTGATATAAGAGCTACTGGAGATGCAGAATTAACGGAAGTTATGGAAATGATAAATAATGAAAATACCCCAAGCTATTTCTTGCAGTGGAATTAAAAGATAATATTATAATAATTAAAAAACCTAAGAATTATCAAATAATTTTTAGGTTTTTTTTTAATTTATCCTCATCAAAATTTTTAGATATATAACGTATGAGAGAAATTTATAATAGAGATCCCCAAGATCCTAATTACAACCCATATCAGCTAGAAACTACTGATCCGATAGAAATATGTACAGGCCAATTAAAAATGCTATTACTTACTAATAAAGGAGAAGTATTAGGTGATCCTAAATTTGGATTAAATCTGGAGGATCTTATTTTCAATTTGGATTTATCTGAGGCCAGTATAAAGAAAGAACTTGATTTATATCTAAAGGCATATGTTCCATTATTTGCAATACTTGGTGGGACTTATAATCTTAAATTTTTTGTAGGTAGCTTAAGAGATATTGCAACTTTAGATTTTAGTATACCTAAGGATGGAGCTTTAAGTCCACTAGTATCACTAAAATTAACATAATTAAATTAAAATGAATATATTCAAGAAAAATAATGTACTTATTAATGGTCTTTTAAACGATACGTTTAATTTTTTGCAATCGACCTATAACCAAACTGCTAATGTATTTACTGCTGCATCTGCATGGGGACAAATATTATTTGTTTTGCAAAATATATCACAATTTATTTTATATTTTATAGAAGATTCTATAACAGAATTAAATATTTATCAAGCAACTAGAGATTATTCTATTCGAAGTTTGGCCAGGATTGCTGGATATGATCCCGGAAGAGCATCAGCTGCACAAGGGGAAATAGGGATTTCTTGGAATGCCAGAGATGGAGAGGTTGGTGGTGGATCTGTTATCATAAAAAATAATACGCAGGTTAGATGTTTACAGAATGGTAAAATTTATTCCATTAGATTTGGTAGTTCACAGATAACTTTACCTTTAGTTAGAGGAAATTCATTAAATGCTAAAATTGCACAAGGAACTTTTGAAAATGTTACCGTAACTGGAACAGGTCTTCCTTTGCAAAGTTTTAATCTACCTTCTAGTGCTGGTGCTTACATAGATCAATTTTATGTTGATGTTTACGTAAACGAAGAAAAATGGAAAAGATATGATTCATTTTATGATATTCCATTGGGAGCGAAGGGATATCTGGTAAGAGGAGGAATACAGGAAGGTCTTGATGTATTTTTTGGCAATTCAAATTCTGGAAAAATGCCGCAGAGTGGTGCTAGAATAAGGGTAGAATATCTTCAAACGTCCGGTAGTGGAGGAAATAGTAATTCAACTAAAGAAAATCCATTAACATATAAATTTGTTACGGGTGGTACCGATTTATTTGGTACCGATTTGGATTTGAATCTATATCTTAATATTAGTAATGTATTGGATCCTACATTTGGTACTAATCCTGAATCGACAGAACTTATAAAATTAATAGCACCAAAAACCAGTAGATCTTTTGTTTTTGCTAACGCTGAAAATTATGAAATCTTTTTGAGTAAATTTGGTATGTTTTCACAAATCCACGCATTTTCCACATTTGATGACGAATATCTTGACGATGATAACGTTGTTTATATCTATTTGGTCCCTGATGTGACTCTAAATCTATCAACTAATGAGGACTATTTCAATATAGCTATTTCTGAGTTTTTATTAACTCTATCACAGAAAACCAAAATTGAAAACGTTATACAGGATTCTGGATCTATGATAGCTACTACTGTAGTTAAAATAGTAGAACCTGTGATTATGAAATATATAGCTAATGTAGTATTAATTATATTTGAGGGATATGATCCAGAAACAATAAAAAATGAGATAAGATCAAAAATATCTGATTATATGTTAAATAATAAAAGAAGAGATAGAATACCAAAATCAGATATGATTGCTATAATAGAACCTATTATAGGGGTGGATTCTGTTTCATTTTTCTTTACCGGGCAAAAAAATGAGGAATATCAGGCTTTAGTATCAACCCTTACAAATGTATCACAAACACAATTAGATACAGTAATAGGGATGGATGAATTTGGAGATATTATAATAGGTAGAAACGATTTAGTTATATTAAGAGGCGGATGGACTGATCGTAATGGTAACTATTACACTGAAGGCATAAGTGACGGTAAACAGGGTCCATTAAATATATCGATTTCTTCTATTGTACCTGTAAATTTTAGAAGTGGATTAACAACAGAATTAAAAGCACAATTAGCAAAACCTTTACAATAATGCAAAACTATTCTCCATTTTTCGATGATAATAAGGGACAAAAATATTCTATTAATGGGATAAAGCCTAAAACGACCAATACTAGTTTTCACGAAGCTAATGAATTATACAATACTGCGGATTTAGCTAATACTAGGGCATATAATATTGGATGTACCGGATGTAGAAGTATAATTTCTAACGCTAATGGAGAATATAAGTATTCCCCGTGTGAATCTGCATCTGACTATAAAAGAATTATGAGGGAACTATCAAAAACTACGGTAGATAGAAGATATTATGATTTTGATCCCACCCAAAATATTTATGATATAAGGGATAGCGTAAATGATGATCTTTATAATGGATTTGAATATAGATATGAAATATTAAGAAGAAGCTTATCTAATGTTATATACAAGGATCCAATAAAAGAGGGGATACTTAGTTATTTTGAAAGGGTAGTTTATGGATTAATCGAATCAACAAAGGGTATAAAAAACTTTGTTAATTATACAGTAAAAAGAAATAACAGAAGAGTTTTCTAATTTAAAATGGCAAATACAAAACTAAATTTTTTCGATAAAAGAGGGAACCCATTAAATTTCGATTATATAGGAGCAACCGGACCAACCCCATTAGATAATAGATTTACATATATAACTAGTTATTCTGGTGCAGTAAATCCGGGGGATTTGCATATAACAGAATCAAGTAATGCATATACATTCATTTTAAATACTTCCGATTTAAATAATTTTGATATAACTGAATGGTATAATGAATCATTGGATTTTATATCGAAGGGAGCAGACGTATATTTAAATGGTGATATATTAAGTCAACAGAATTTAAAGGGAAAAATAAATACCCTTAGTATATCTGGTAATGAAATTACCATTGTTATACTAAAGGATGATTATTTAGGTCAAAGTATAATAAGCCCGAATAATCAAATATATTTTAGTACAACTTACGATAAAAGACCGGGTGGATATTTTAAAGGTAATATATATTTTGATCCAGTTTCTGCTGGGCTTTATGAGAATGAACAGATATTCATAATACAAGAATTTTTAACAAGTACTGGTTTAGAGAATGGACTTCCGCATGCTGGAATTACCGGATCAGTAAACCCTGGAAAATGGAGAACCCGATGGTATAATGACAATTACGGGGAAACCGATATATCTGAAATTATATTTACGTATACAATAGAGGAACAACTAGAAGGCGGGGATGGAGAGCCATTGATAGTTAGCTATCCTAATATGGTTTTTCCTATAGATAATATTGCTTCTGATTATTATAATAATGGGTATATTTATACGGAAACAGTAAATTCAGAGGCATTAGCTATTAATGTTGCATTGAATGTAACCGAAGGATATGATAATATATACGAAAGAAAACTTATAGTTGAAGATATTACTAATGGTATACCTATTAAAGTATTAGAAGTTGATTATTATGGTCAAATAATAGGTGAGGATGATAGATTCAAAGTATTGTTGGAAAATGTCGGTAGATCCTTTTATAATACTGATTCTAATATACTTAGAGATCATGATCCCTCAGAAAATTCCCCAAATTTCTTAGAAATAAATGATAAAAGAAAGGAATTACTTATTGCAGGTGAGGAAATATATCCATATATAGGAAGTTATAAAGGTCTTATTAATGCACTTAAATTCTTTGGTTATCAAGATTTAAGGATTAAAGAATATTGGTTAAATCTAAATTATAAAAATCTTAATCTTG